CATAAATTCAATATGGTTGAATTAGAAAAATCTGTTGAGAATGCTAAAAAACATAATAGTCACGGAGGTGGCTATGCTATCAAAAGAGAAGGTGAAACCACTATTAAATTAATTAAAGGTTTTATTTATCCTGAGATAATGTTAGAGCATTTAGAATTAGAAGATATTAAATTAAATGATGAAGTAATGATTCATTTAAGGTTTAGTACTTCAGGCTTAACGAATACTGCAAATTGCCATCCTTTTATAGTTTCAACAGATATTGATGAAATTGTGCAAGATGATGTTGTAACTAATAAACCAGTTATAGCTCATAATGGTACATTTATAAATTATTCAGATGCTAAAAGTGTTCACTCAGACACTGTACATTTTATAAAAGATTTTCTAGCAGTAGATGGCACATTAACTGATATTTATAATATTTGTTGTGTAGATCAAGATTTTATTGAAGCTTCTTTAGGTAATAATAGATTATGTATAATGTTTCCTGATGAAAGAGAGATGCTACTATTAGGTAGTTGGAATGTTCCTGAAGGAAAAGCTAAAACTTCTTTCTTCTATAGTAATTACTACTACTGTAATCCTTATAATGGGTATGTTAAACCTGTAGCTAATGTTAGCCACGTTAACTATGGTAGAGGACATTATCCAACTGTAAGTGGTAGAGGTCATGATGCTTGGGAGGATTGGTATGACTAGAGATGAAAGACAAGCAATTGTTATTTCAAAATATAAATCTTCAGGTACACTGTTAGCTGCCACAGGTTTTGGGAAAACATACACTACACTTAAATTAATTATGACTTCACTTAAAAAGAGTAAAGAAAATAATTTTATAATTGTAGTACCTACTATTAACTTAAAGTTACAGTGGGAGCATGAAATCCAAAAGAATAATATTATTAATACTGAAGTATATGTAATCAACACAGCTTGTACACTCAATTTAGAGTGTACACTGCTTGTGTTAGATGAAATACATATGTATGGCGGTGATATATTCTCAAATGTATTTACTAAGATTAAATATAAGTTTATATTAGGTTTAACTGCTACATTAGAACCTAATACTAAAATATATGATTTAGTAAATAAGTATTGTCCTGTATTTGATGAAGTTACATTAGAAGAATGTAGAAATAATAATTGGGTAGTTAATTATAAAGTTTATAATTTAGCTGTAAAATTTACTAAAGAAGAGTTACACGAGTATAATAAAATTGAATACTTATATCGTAAAGCTGAATATGCTTTAGGTGGTAGATTTAATGCTTTTGATAATGCAAATTATCAGATTAAAGTTTCTGGTCCTAAGAGGAAAGAAGCTTTTATGTATTTAATGGCTGTTAAAAAAAGGAGAAACATTTTAATTAATGCTTCAAATAAATTAGTTGCTATTAGGGAAATACGTAAAAAGTTTAAATCTCATAAAACATTAGTGTTTTGTGAAAGTATTGATTTTGCTACACTAGTTAATAAATCTATAAGTAAATCAACTATATATCATTCTAAATTAACTACTAAAGTTAAGAGTCAATCATTGACTGATTTTAAAGATGGTACAATAAATACTATGATTGCAGTTAAGTCTTTAAATGCAGGAGTAGATATACCTGATTGTTCATTAGGTATAGTAGCATCTGGTAATTCTAAAGTGATTGATGATATACAAAGAGTAGGTAGAGTTATACGCTCTAGCGATAATAAAAAAGAAGCAATTTTTATTAATTTATATATTCCTAAAACACAAGACGAAGTATGGTTGAAAAAAAGACAATTACATCAAATAGTAATACCCATTATGTCAGTGGACGACATATTATAAAAAATAAATTTAAAGTTTCAGATGTACATTTAAGTGTTAATATACTTAAAGAGATATATCCAGACTTTAACTTTGCTAATTATAATAAAGTAAAAGAATTAATAGAAAAAGAATTTGATGCTGAAGTAAATGTTGTGGATATTGAAAAATATTTTCAACCTTCAATTGAAGCATTACAAGATCAGTATAATTATTTAATAAATATGAGATAATGGCAGAATGCACTTATTGTTTTGGCACAGGAGAACATTTTGATGGTAAAGATGTAGTTCCTTGTAAAAGATGTCCAGAGGGAGAGAAGAAGAAAAAAGAGAAAGAGAAAAATGGAGAAACTGGAGATAAACTTAACGCTACTCAGAAAAAGAGGGTTAACACCTAATGAATATGTATTACTTTATTTAGTTTCAACTAAAAATGTAGAAGATTTTGATTATTTTATGACTGCTGATTCTTTTAAAGTAGATTTAGAAGGATTAATCAATGATAAGGTAATTTTAACAGTTAATAAGTCATTAAAATTTAATGATTTATCAGTAGGTAAAGACTATATATCTTTATTTACAAGTAAGAAAACTGCAACTAAACAAGATGTTTCTGAGTGGATAGATGAATATAGAGATTTATTCCCTAAAGGAATAGGTACTACAGGATATCCATTTAGAGGTTCTAAAGCTAGTTGCTTAGAGAAAATGGTTAAATTTATAAATCAGCATGATTATGAGAAAACAGTAATATTAGATGCTACAAAGGAATATGTAGCTATAAAGAGAAAAGAGAATTATCAATTTATGCAATTAGCAGATAATTTTATTTATAAAAATAATGCTAGTACATTAGCTTCATTTTGTGAATTAATTAGTGAGGAGTATAAATCTATCAACTTAGAAAATAAACTTGACTTTTAATGAAATATTCACAATTAATAAGCAATGAAATTGAAAAAGGTAGAAGTGGTGCTATAAGTACCATACCTTTAGGATTTAGTAAGATGGGAGAACATCTAACCATTAATAAGAGTATGTATACTTTAATTGGCGGCAATTCTGGAACAGGTAAAACTGGTTTCACAGATCAAACCTATGTATTAGATCCATATGATTGGTATATGAAGAATAAAAGTGAATCTGATATTAAGCTACAAATTATTTATCGCTCTATGGAGAGAAATAAAGCTTATAAATTAGGTAAATGGATTTGTTCAAAATTATATACTGATTATGGTATTTTATTAGACGTGCCTCAACTATATGGTTGGGCAAGTAAAAAGAATCATATATCTGCTGAGATATATGAAAAAGTTAACTCTTGTATGAATTATTTTGATGAAATGCAAGATGTAGTTAATATTATAGATGGTGCTGAAAATCCAACTGGTGTTTATAACCAATTGGTTGAAAATGCTTTAAGTGAAGGTACTGTTGAACACAAGAATCAATATGAAAGAACTTATATTCCAAAAGATAATAAGAAAATAACATTAGTTGTTTTAGACCATATTGGTAAATTAAAATCTGAAAGAGGATTTAATAAAAAAGAGAATATTGACAAGATGTCAGAGTTGTTAGGTATCTGCCGTGATATGTATGGATATTCTCCTGTAGTTGTTTCACAGTTTAACAGATCTTTAAGTGATTCTCAGAGAGCACGTAATAAGGAAATTACACCTGAACCTGAAGACTTTAAAGATTCATCAAATCTTTATGAAGATTGTGATGTAGCATTAGCATTATTTAATCCATACAAATACAAAGTATTTGACCATATGGGATATGATATTAATAAATTTGTAAATGAACGAGGTTTTAATAGATTTAGATCACTTACAGTTTTAAAAAATTCATATGGTATAGATGATTTTAGATTGGGGATGAATTTCATCGGAGAAGTAGGAAGGTTTGTAGAATTACCTAGAGCAGGGGAGATGAATGATGATGTTTATAACAGAGCTAAGAATGCTCAATTTAAATAATGGAATTACCTAAAGAAAAAATAAAAGCTACAAATAAAAATCCACGAACACTAATATTATTTGGTCCACCTAAAATAGGTAAGACTACTATTATTTCTCAATTGGATAATAATTTAATATTAGATTTAGAAAAAGGTACAGGCTTTGTAGATGCCTTGAAAATTGAAGTTAATTCAATTAGTGAAATTAAACAAGTAGGTACAGCTATAATTGAAGCTGGTAGACCTTATAAGTATCTTACTATAGATACAGCCACCAAACTTGAAGAATGGTGTGAAGATTTAGCCACAATGATGTATAGAAAAGACCCTAAAGGTATTAACTTTAAAGGTAAATCTGTATTAGAGTTACCAATGGGTGCTGGTTATTTATGGTTAAGAATTGCTTTCAAACAAGTTATTGATTACATTGAGACTTTAGCAGAACATATTATATTAGTATGTCATGTTAAAGATAAAGTAACTGATGTTGATGGTAAAGAGTTATCAATTAAAGATTTAGACCTTACAGGTAAAATCAAAAACATCACTTCAGCAGGTGCTGATGCAATAGGTTATGTATATAGAAAAGATGATAAGTTAATGATTAACTTTCAATCATCTGAAGAATTATGTGCAGGATCTAGATGTGACCATTTAAGAGGTCAAAATATGGAATTTGACTGGTCAAAAGTTTATATTAATTAATAAAACAATAAAATAAAAAATTATGTTTAGTACTAAAAATGTAGAAGATAGTAGAGAGTTTGTATCAAGTTATATCAAACCAGGAGTAGGAGAGTACAAAATAGTTGCTACAGAAGTAATTACTTCACAAGGTGGCACACCAGGAGTTAAGTTGAGTTTTGAATCTCGACCACTAGCTGAGTTACAAAATCAGCCTCAAAAAGGTGATTTTACAATATATTTTTCAGAAAAATCTATGAGTATTGCATTAGGTGCAATTCAAGAATTAGGTAAAGCTAATGGTTTTACTAAAG